CGACTTCATTTTTATCTACAATATGTAGAGGTCCAATCACTTCCTCAAGAGTATATTGTCGTTTTTCCCCCCAGTGGAAGTTAATACCACTAAATCCCCAAGAATAAACATTTGTAACGGCAACCAACGGATTTGCATCATATCTTATACCCGGTGTCTTTGGTTTATAAACAAAAGTATAGATATTACCTGCTTCTGGAGAACCGGTGGTTTGTTTTAATACATCAAGTATCTCCAACATTAAATCATCGGCATCTTCTGTTCCATATAATTTTTTAAGTAGGGGTTTGATGCGGTTCATTTTTTGGAAATCCCCAATTCATTTTCCGTGAGAACTCTAAAGGTCCATCCTTTGTCCTTACAATATTCTCTTGCTGCTTCCCATTTTGATTGGTTCTTGGCATACTCATATGCTTCATAGATGTATCCTTTGGTCTGCCTTTTTGGTTTTGGTGGTGGCATCGTTTGCTTATAAGGTTTAATCTCAATCAAATATTTTTTAATGCTTCCATCTGGTTCCTTGACTTTTATATAAGCATCGGGAAAATATCTATGAACTTTACCATCTATCGGGGAACGATAAGGAATGGCAAGTTCTTCGGAGGCATATTCTAAAATATTTTCATTCGTATCACAATATTTGAGAAACTTCAGTTCCCACAGAGACCGGTAGATAATATTTGTCGGGTCTCCAACATACTTTTCCGGAAATGATGGTTTAAACTTTCCCTTATAAGACATCTAAATACTTATACTATTAAGACTCATAAAAGGTATTTAGAGTGCCTAGTATCCGCAGAATATCCGACTTTAAACCACTCTTTACGAATCTCGCCCAGAGCTCACACTTTCAGGTTGTGTTTGGTGGTCTGCCCGGTCCACTTTTATCGCATCTTGCGATAAGAGGTGTTGACCCATTATTTATTAGTAATGAAGCCGGATTACTTTGTTTTTCGGCATCACTACCCGGAACTTCTTTGGCAACTGCCGAGGTTACAAATAATTATACCGGGGTAAATGAAAGAGTCGCTCATCGTAGAATCTTTACAGAAATCGGTCTAGAATTTTATGTGGATAGTGATTATAAAACTTTAAAATTTATAGAGCACTGGATGGAATTTATTTCCAGTGGGTCTAATGAGAATCCATCCGTTGACGGTTACTATTTTAGGATGAGATATCCAAAGGACTATAAGAGCAATATGACTAAAATTATTAAATTTGACCGAGATTATAACGCAGAAATTGAATATAATTTCTTTGGACTTTTTCCACTTTCTTTGAGTTCTATACCAGTTCAGTATAGTGGTTCTGATGTATTAAAAGTAAATGCAACATTTAATTATGAACGATATGTTTGTGGCAGAACATTAAGTTTGGATTTTATACAAAATAATGACAATAATAAACTTTTCAATAGTGATACTGGCGAATCTAATACTCAAAGAGTTGTTTATAGACCCGGTTCCACACTTGGAGAAAGTGGTGTAAGGGGTGTTATTCTTACTCCAGGAAATGTAAATCCAAGAATTGTAACATAAATAAGTTTATCTGAACTTTATAATTAAATAAAATGCCGCTCCCCCGTATTACAACGCCAATTTACGAGCTAGAAATTCCATCATTAAAAAAGAAAATTAGATATAGACCCTTTCTGGTTAAAGAAGAAAAAATTCTAATTATTGCTCTGGAAAGCGAAGATTCCAAGCAAATCGCAAATGCTGTTAAAACTGTAATCTCGAATTGTATCTTAAGCAAAGGTATTAAAGTAGAAGACCTATCCACATTTGATATTGAGTACTTGTTTCTTAATATCAGAGGTAAATCAGTTGGAGAAACTGTAGATGTTTTGATTACCTGCCCTGATGATGAAACGACACAGGTTCCGATGAGTATCAATTTGGACGAAATTAATGTTGAGGAGAATCCAAAACATTCTCGTGATATTAAATTGGATGATACTCTGACTTTGAGAATGAGATATCCATCTATGACAGAATTTATTAAGAATAATTTTGATTCTGGTGATAGTGTAAGTGTTGATGATACTTTTGATTTAATTATATCATGTATCGATCAAATTTATTCAGAAGAAGAATCTTGGGTGGCAAAGGATTCTACTAAAAAAGAACTATTAGAATTTGTGGAACAATTAAGTTCTAAACAATTTAAAGAAGTTGAGAAGTTCTTTGAGACTATGCCTAAACTTTCACATACAATCAAGATTAAAAATCCAAAGACTGGTGTAGAAAGTGAAGTTGTATTGGAGGGATTATCGGCTTTTTTCGTGTGAGTATGGCGCATACTGATCTTGCGTCATACTATAAGACAACTTTCGCATTAATTCAGCATCATAAATACTCTTTGACTGAACTAGAGGAAATGATACCTTGGGAACGGGAAATTTATATAACTTTACTCCAAAATTATATTGAAGAAGAAAACCTAAAGAATCAAGCAAATGGCTGATTTAGCACAAGTAGCTCAAAGTGGAGTGGATCCTATATCGGGGTCCTATTTGTCTGCGGAAAGAAGAAAGGCACTCTTCAAAAAAAGTCAAGTATCGTCAAATATTTTTGGTGGCGGTGGAGCACTTGTTCCAATCAGTAAGAAATCGGATCCAGAAACTCTGTCAATTGTAAAGTCTCAATCTACATCAATAACTACCGTACAGAGTCAGGTTAATACCTTAAGTTCTGAAGTTGCCAACTTAAATAAAGTAATATTCATTCAGACACAGACGATAAACGGAGTACAAGAACTCGTTGGAAGTTTAAGAGGTGAAATTACTGGTTTTAACAATTCGTTAAATAATGTTACGAAAGCAATTACTAATGATAGTATTCTAGAACAAAATCGTATAAAACAAGAAAACGAGGAACAAAGAAGAGCAGCAGAATTAGGATTAAGAGCAGGTAGAGAAAGTCTTTTAGAAAGAGCAATACAAAGTGCATTAATTGCTCCGGTTCAGGCAATCGCAGAAAAAACACAATCTATTTTAAGTAGATTATCACAGTTCTTTGGAACACTGTTACTTGGATGGCTGACAAATCAAGGAATTGAAACTCTTCGAGCACTATCAGAAGATAATGGTAAAAAATTAATAGAAATTAGAGATAATGTTCTAAAGGCTCTTGGAATTGGTGCCGCAACATTATTCTTATTGAATGGTGGATTTTTTGCAATTGCAGCAACTATTACTAGATTATCTCTTAAGATTGGTGGATGGTTACTTAAGAATACTGTCGGTCGATTTTTTGGAGCACTTGGAAATCTTTTAAAGGGTGCCGGAGCAGCCTTGCTTGGTCTTGGAAAACAAAAACCACCACCAACGCCAGTAGTTCCTGCAGCACCTGCAGCGCCAAATGCTGGCGCTGGTGGAAGAGGATTACTTTCTACCGCCAGTAGATTTGGCAGAGGGTTATTAAGAAATATTGGTGGTCCTTTTATTCAAGGAACTGTAGGAACAGCATTAGATATTGCTATGGGAGAGGATCCTGGCAGGGCACTTGCAGGAGCTGCGGCTGGTGTTATTGCAGCGGCTCCATCTGCCGCAGTAGGTGGGCTTTTAGGTCCTGTAGGATCTTTTGCAGGAGGAATTGCTGGATATAGTGTTGGTTCTGGATTTGGTAAAGACATATATGATAAATTTTTTGGAAAACCCCAAACACCAGCAGCAACTTCTTCTGTATCAGCAAAACCCTCACCAGCAAAACCACAAAGTCCAGTAATACCATCATCTACAAAACCACCAACAACTTTTGCCGCTACACCTTCTACTACATCTGTTGCTGCTTCTGCTCCTGCCTCTGATATGTCATTCAATCAGCAAATGGTTGATTTGGAGAAACAGGCATCTTCAATTGATTTCACTCAGGCACCACAATATGGTGAAGTTAATATAACACCAGAAGAAGGTAATCAAGTTTCATCACAACCAAGTCAGGTAAATATAAAACCATTACCAGCACAAACCAATAGAGTTTCCACACAGGTTAATGTTGGTCCAGCACCAGCACCAGCACCGAATGTAGTTTATAAAAGAATAGCATCTTCCGCCCAACAAAGATCTGGTGCCGCCCCCACTGGTGGTTCAGTAAATCAGGTCCCGGCAATATCAGCATCAAATCCAGATAATTTCTATGTGCTCTATTCACAAGTAAATTATAATGTGGTGACATAAGATGGCAGTAGCAGTAAAACCATCCAGTAGTCTTCTTAATATTCGTTCAGGAATTAAATCGGTAAAGGATTCATTTTCTGGACTTAGGAAGAATTCTGGAAATCTTAATAATGTTTTGTTAAAGAAAACAAAAGTAAAAAAAGAATTACTATCAAGAAATTCTATTTTGTCTCAAAGAAGACAAGAAGATGAAAGAAGAAAGAATAAAGAAGACTTGTTAGAAGCATCAACTATTGGTGGTGTGGTTAAGAGGCAGGCAAAAGCAGTTGCCTCAAGTGCTAAAGGATTTCTTGGAAGAATTATGGACTTCTTAGGAACACTATTAGTTGGATGGTTGCTTACTAATTTGCCATCAATTATTACGATGGCACAAGAATTGATTGCTAGAATACAAAGACTTTATACTATTGTAACTGGATTTTTTGATAATACCATAAAGTTGTTTAGAGGATTTGGAAATCTCTTAGGTGCCGTTGGTAAAAATATTCTAACCTTTGACTTTACGGATAGTAAGGGAAGAGTTGAGAGTTCCTTAAAGGATTTGGGTGGTACTTTTGAGGATATGCAAAGTCAGTTTGATGAAGGATTTAAGTTACTCACAACATCTCTTGGAGAAGGAGTTGTGAGTGGGGAGGATGCACAACCCTTTGGAACTCAATATGAAAATGAGAGTATGCGAGAGCAACCTTCTGGTTCTTCTGGTGGAGGAAAATGGAAACCATTATTAGACATAATTTCTTCTGTTGAGTCTTCAACTGATAAAAAAAATAATGGTTATGATGCCCAAAACGGTGCTCCTAGAGGAGTAAGACCCGGATTAAGTCAAATGACAATTGGTGAAATTGCTAGAAATGCTCCTGGTGCTTCTGGTCGTTATCAACAAATGCCCCAGTTTCTTCTTGGTAGAGCAAAAGCAGCGGGTTTCAATGAAAATACAGTTTTTAGCCCACAAGTTCAAGATGTTCTTGCCATAAAACAAATTGAAGGTAGAGGAGGTAATGCTTGGTTGGCAGGCAGAATTCCTACTGAAACTTTTATGCAAGGTCTTTCTCAAGAATGGGCTGCGCTTCCAAATGCTTATGGAAATTTTTATTATAAAGACCAAAGTAGTTCATTAAAACCGGAAAAAATTAAGGCGGTTTTGGAACAAGTTAAGTCATCTCCAACACAAACAACTCCAAGAACACCAGCACCAATACAATCATCACAAGCAGTTTCAACATCAGTTGTAGACCAGTTCAAAGGAAAACCGGGAGGAGCAGCAGGAATAATTACATCAGAAAGAGGAATGAGATTAAGACCCACATCTGGTAAATATAGAATGCACCATGGAATTGATATAGCTCCAGCGGGTCGTGGATATTTTGTTGCATTAAAACTTTCTGGTAAGGTTAATCTCGTTGCTTTTGATTCTGGAGGTTACGGAAATTATGTTGATATTAAATCCGGAAATACCATATATCGCTTCGCTCATTTGGCAAAGGTATATGTAAAGCAAGGGCAGACTTATAATGGAGCAACAATTGGTGAAATTGGAAGTACTGGGGGAAGTACAGGAATACATCTTCACTTTGAAGTAAGACCGGGAGGTGGAAATTCTATAAACCCAAGACCATATCTAGGACTTCTTTCAATCGGAAAACAACTTACTGGACTTGCGGGACAACCAGCACAAGTTGCTACACCTAGACCAACACCAGCACAAATAACATCATCAGGAACTCAACAGAGACAACAAGCATCTCAGCAGTTGGCACAGCAACAAGTTGGACCTAGTATTATTATCATAGAAGAAGAACCACCACCACAATCACAAGGTTCTATTGGTGGTGGAGGAGCGATGATGATTCCCATCATAATTAATCCGTTAAATAGTTTCATCACAAAGAAACTTCTACTAGATTTAGCATATACCTAATGTCAACTAAAAAGTCAATTTACGAAGAACTTATACTCGAATCCAACGACCAGAAAAGAACGGTTGACATTAGAACTGGTACGGTTTCTATTGATTACTATGAGGATATTTTCTCACCCACGATTACCGTAAAGATTCAGGTGGGAAATACCGGAGATTCTATTCAGGCACAGGATAATGAAGGAAATGCGACAGGAAAATTTCAGTCAATTTATAATGGTCTTCCTTTAAGGGGTGGTGAGAGAGTTTCTCTAAAGATTGCCGGAAATTCTGGAACAAATCCCGGACTAGATTTCGCAACCGATGAGAAAGATTATCTTTATGTTTCTAGTATTACAAATGTTATTTCAGAGTCTCAACGAGAATTCTTTGAGCTTAATTTAGTTTCGAGAGAGGCAATCACAAATGAAACCACAAGAGTTCCAAAAAGGTTTCCACCCGGTCAATCAATTAGTGATTCAGTAGAAAGTATTATCAAAGAATATCTAAAGACCGATAAGATTGATAAGATTGATAAGACACAGAACAAATATGGATTTATTGGTAATCTAAGAAAACCATTTACGGTATTAGTATGGTTGGCATCCAAAGGAGTTCCTGATATCTCAAAGAAAGACGCAACGGCAGGATGTGTATTTTATCAAACACAAGATGGTTTTAATTTTAGGTCAATTGATAACCTAATCTCACAACCTCCAAGAAAATCTTTTAATGATAAAGAATTTGTTTATACTTATAGTGATGTAAACCAGTCGGGAACTGTAAGAGATAATGACTTTAATATTTTACAATACACTACAAACAGGAATCAAAATTTAATTGAGAAACTTCGATTAGGTGTATATTCTAGTTATAGAATGTTTTATAATCCATTAACCTTTGAGTTTACACCACCAGATGAGGGAACTTTTAGATTGAATGATTATGTGAGTGGTATGAGTAATTTAGGGCAAGAACTTCAACTACCAAAGATTTCAAGTAGTTCTAATGTAAGTCTTGGAGACTCTCCCTCAAGAATTTTAACTCAGGTTTTGGATATTGGTACTGTGGAAGTTGGAGTTTCAACCGAAGGAAACTCCGACCCATTTAAGTATCAATCACAAGCAATTATGAGATACAACATACTCTTTACGCAGACCTTGAGTATGACCGTACCCTCAAACACTAATTTGAGAGCTGGTGATATCATAACCTGTAAGTTTCCTAAAATTTCCAGAGAAGATGGTGCAACATATGACGACGAACAAAGTGGTCTATATATGATAAAAGAATTGTGCCATCATTTTGATACCGAAGGTTCATATACTTCTATGACATTAGTTAGAGATACATTTGGCAATTACGGAACGAATACGGGACAATCATAAATGGAAGAATCACTACTCAAAAGTAATTTTCTGGGAAGAGACGGATTTCGGTGGTGGATAGGGCAGATTGCGCCAGAAGAAGTTCAGAAGCAACTCAATAAAGATGGATGGGGAAATAGACTTAAGGTTCGCATTATGGGATATCATCCTTATAGTGTCGTAGAATTACCAAATGAAGATCTTCCGTGGGCTCAAGTTCTTCTATCCACATCCGATGGAACGGGGTCGGCAAATTATGGTACTAATCATAAAGTAAGACCGAGTGATATTGTATTTGGATTTTTTCTGGATGGAGATAACGCCCAAATCCCCGTGATCTCCGGGTGTTTTGGAAAAACAGATCAGGTTCCAAGTGAAGATTATGTCAGCCCTTTTGTACCATTTACCGGATATACAACACGAATCCAAAATGATGGTTCCAGAATAAAGAAAAACGAACAAAATGCGGAGACAAAAAAAGCACAAGAGTCTCCATATTATCTACCACCACAAACCGCAAACAGTATTAACCAACTTGCCTGGTCTGGTGTAATTGGAGATACACTTCAACTTGCGACAACAAAACCTGGTTCCAAGATGGAAAAGATTTCCACAGAACTGGAAAATGCGATTAAGTATCTACAGGACCTAAAATCATTTCCAAATTTAGCATCAAATTGGATAGATGATAAAGTAGAAGAATTGTGCGACCAAATCTCTCAAAAAATACAAGGTATTGCCACAGAAATAGTTTCCGGAGCTGTGAATGGTACTTATGAGAAATTAGAACCAGCTCTACAACAAGGTGTGGCACAAGTGTATGATATAGCGGCGGCAGCAGTACCGACGAGTAAATCTGGGGCACATTTAGCGGGAGTAGAAGCACAGTGTGCAACAATTGAACCCATAAAACAATTACAAAAATTAATTCCCTGTTTAATTGCGAGCATTATAGAAAGTCTTGGTGGACTTATAAGTGATATGGTATGTGCCCTATTAAAAAATGTTGCGAATGTTGTGACCTGTGTTATAGACCAATTTCTTGGAGGATTGCTTAACGGAATTATTGATTTAATCATAGCAGGAATGTCCGCTGTTCTTGGGGCCCTTTCTTTTATCTTAAGTTTTAGTGGTTTTAATCTTGTAGACACAGTAACACAACTTGCCAGCGGACTTTTGGGTATTTCATTATCACTCAACTGTGGAGAAGAAGAAACGGATCCTGGTGTTGAGAAATGGACGATTGGTTCTGGACCAACTCAATCCTCATCGTTTGATATAAATGATATTTTGGATCTTGCTAATACAGCTAGTGCTATTGCTTCTGATCCAGAATCAGGATTATCTGGAATTCAGGGCATCATAGGACCTCTTGATTTCTTAAATCCCGGAATTAGTGACCCGAACTTTATTGGTAGTGGATTGAGTAATTGTTTTGGTGGAATACCAACAGTATGTAATCCTCCATCGATTAATATTTTTGGTGGTGGCGGTATTGGAGCGTCGGCACTTCCAATCTTTGGGTCTATTAGTGGAGATACGGGAAGTATTATTGGAGCAATTCTTACATCCGGCGGTTCTGGTTATACCTATCCACCATTTGTATCAATTACTGATAATTGTGGAAAAGGATATGGTGCCGTGGCTCAATCTATCATCGAGAACGGGCAGGTTACGGCAATTATAATGAATTCTGATGGCGAAGGTTATACATTAGGAAACCAACCACAAGTTGGTGATATTATTGTTACTGATGGTGGCACTGGTACTGGTGTCGATGGTGGTACTGGTGTCGATGGTGGTACTGGAGATATTAATACTACACTCACAGACCAACAGAACATCACGATTTCTGAAGTTTTAATTTTAAATCCCGGATACAATTATCAATCAGGAGATACCATAACTGACAACTTTGGAAATGAATATGATGTTGTAATTGATAATGGATCAATCGTTAGTATTACTCCAATAAATATTAGTGACATTACAGATTTACCAATACTTAGAATGGTAAGTAAAACTGGTTCTGGAGCAAAATTAAAACCAGTATTTGGATTTAGAACTTCATTCCAGGGTGAAATAAAACAAGTTATTGATTGTGTGGTATAAAAATGGCTAGAGAGGCAAACTGGGAAGAAAGAAGTTATTGGAAACTGGGACCTAACTTTGGAATAGATGTTAGAAATCCGCAGTTAGGATTGGATGGTGCTAATGTTTATACCATGTACGGAGTCACCGATGATCTGGATAATAATGTATGTGGATTGACTAATGGTAGTGGGATGTATCATATTTACAACGACCGCTCAATTGAAATTATTGCCGGGCAGAATAATTCTGGTGGTGGAGTGGATATTGTAATCGCTGGTAAGAATGGAGATGTAACAATCACGGCAGAAAGAAATGGTAATGTCAGAATTCGAGCAAAAAATATAATTCTTGATGCCGATGAAAATATTAATTTGACCGCAGGTAGAAATGTAAATATTAAGGCTGGTTCTCGTTTTGTAACTCAATCAAATCAGGCAGATACTATAGCAAAAACAGGAAATCTTGCTCCTAAAGGAACATCTACCGGTGAAAAAATATTCCCCGCTGGTTCTCCCTGTGGTGATGATGATGTTGAAGAAACTTTTAATGCCGGTGGTACAAATAAATATGGAGCAATAGGATAATTATATGGCAGATAAGACTTACCTAAGTAAAGAAATAAACTTTAATAAGGCTCCAATAATGTGGGCTGGTATGGAAGTTTATCCCGGAGGAGGTCCTGCCGCTTCTAATCTTTATGGAACTCTGAATGTAATCAAAAACCCCCAAGAACCCAACACTCCTGATATTAATACTGATGGTAATGTGAATGTTAAGAAGAGTGTGAATGTTAAAATAGATGTTAATGTAGATGGGAATGTTAATGTGGGAAAAACTGTCAAGGCAAAAAGAGAAGTTTATTCAAATAATGGAAAACACAGACTTTCGGCAAAGAAAAACTTTGATATTCCTCACCCAACAAAGGAAGGTTGGAGACTAACTCATAGTTGTCTTGAGGGTCCGGAAGCAGCAGTATATGTTAGGGGAAAATTAATAAATACAAATATAATTAAACTTCCTGAATATTGGGAAAAACTTGTGGATCCGAATACAATCACAATTTCGGTTACTCCAATTGGTTCCTATCATAATATTTTTGTAAAATGCTTTGATAGTAAAGAAGTTGTATTAGAATCAGCAGAAAATATTCTAGTATGCTGTTTTTATC